GCTGCCTTAATTTGCTTTGTATTCGCCATAGATCTAGCCAAGGCTTTTGTATACCTTGAACCAAGTCTATCGTATAAGTTATCTTCAACAGCTTCTTCAGTTAGAGAGAAAGCTAAAGCAACTGTTTCGTGGGCATAACGTGCAGTAAAGCCTTCAGTAGCGTTGTCGTATGAGACAGCGTTACCTTCGCCTTTTACTGATGCGTTACCAAAGCCAACGATCATTACTTCTTCTTCAAATGCTCTATCTGATGATTCAGTTTCAAATATTTCAGTATGTTGATTATCATATCTAGAATATTCCATTCCGAACAAGGCGTTTAATCCTGGTTCTAATTCCTTCGCTAATTGCGCTCTATTTATAGCCATTATTATACTCCCGCAGCAGTTCTGTTAAAATGCTCGGCAATCCTGACGATAAAATTAACATTGGTTGATAAAGATCCAGTTCCTAACGCATTGTTAGAAGGATCGTTTGATGTACCCATGATTCTCAGTTGAGCTGTACCAGTAGCCATAGTGCCACTAATTTTCACTCCTGAAACGCCTGATATTGAAGAACCTGCAGCATAGACAATATCGCCATTCAAACCAACGTCGGTTTGAGTAACGCTACCTGTAGCAGCTGATTGTACTTCAAATAAAGCATCTGGGTCGTCGACAACGGCTGCTTTGCAGTCGCTTGTTGCTGTCAATGTAGTCCAAACAGGAGAAAAAATTCTATCTCCGCTTGAATCTGTATAGTGACAGCCTTGAAAGACTCCTAGTAACAAATCGCCAGCAGCAGCAACGGCAATGCCGCCTGTGTTGACCATTTTCACTGGGTCGCCTGTATAAATAGTTCCAGTTGTTCCTGTCAGAATGTCATACTCAGTTGTACCTGTAGAATTTACAGAAGAGCCTAACTTTCCAATGGGTTTTAAACCGAAAGGTGCATTTACATTCGCCATAATATTTACCTTTTTAAAAAAGTTTTATTTAGATGAAATCAGATTAATCTCTGTTTCCACCACCAAAAGTTACGCTTGTAGATCTCTGAGGTTTTAACATCGGAGAACTAGGATCGGATTCCTTCATCAAATCATTATCAACTGCATCTTGTTGCAATTGCGCACGGTCAGTGAAATAGGCGTTTCTTTCATCACGTGTTTCATTTGGAATCTTAGCCAACAGCAAACCACCCACGGCTACTACTCCAGCGTGCCTTCCATCGTCCATGCTCGGAAGCTCGAAATCTCCTATCTCTTCAATACGTACGAGTTCAAAACCCTCACGAATCCTAGACATAACATTCTTTCTATCTTCTTCGCCGACAAGTTCGGCTCTTATCCACCTGTAGGTATATCCTTCAGGGGCTGGAGGCGTATCCAACATAGATGGGGGACGCCAAGGTTTGCGAGCAGTATCTTTAGCTCGAGTCTCTGCAGAACGCGAAGTTCTGTTATTTTCTTCTACTTTTTTCTCATCAGTCATAATAATTTACCTTTTAATGTACTTAGCATATTCGCTAAGTGGCACATTTAAACGTTTTGCCATTTGAACTTCGCTTGCGCTAAGTTTGACTTGACGTTTGCGCCCAGAACTATCACTCCTTCCAGCTGGTGCAACATTCTGTTGCATTTTGCTATTAGACTTGACTTCATCACCTGTTGAGAATTTGTGAGGAAATTCAGTTCTGATACGTTTATCTATCTCATCATAATACGTAGGATCAGAAGTGTCAAAACCTTCTTCTTCAATTAATTTACGATGAATGTTAAAAGCGGCTAGGGTCATTGTCTCATCTTCACCAAACCACGTGTTTTTACCCGCCCAATCTTCTGCTTCAGGATCTGGTTTAGCTTGTTGCTGAACTGGAGCTTGTTGCTGCATTGGGGCTTGATAATTCTGATAGTTAGTTGGTTGCTCTACCGCTACTGACTTAGTATTAGCCAACTTACTTTCTTCTACTGTTATCTTATCAAGAATACCTTGAGCCTTAGTAACCTTGTCCCAATCTTGGTCTTGATAAGCATTTTTTAAAACTGCATTGGCTTGCGCTCTTTGAGAGTTTAATCTGTTTTGAGCTTCTGATAAATAATTTTTATTTAACTGCGTACTGCTTTGTTTTAAATTTTGATTCTCTGCTTGTAACGCTTGAGCATACTCATAAGCAGAATTAGCTGCCCTTTCTTGCTCTCGCATTTTCTTAGTAAGAGTGGCTATTCTTTTCTGAACACCTTTAGAATAATCTTCTAACTCTTCTTCTTTCTTAACTTCTTCAACAGGAGCTTCTTCAATAGCAGCGTCGGCTGCTTCATCAGAAGATTCTTCTGCTTCTAGTTCAACAATCTGTCCTTCTTCAATGGATTCTTGTTGTATTTCTTCATTAACTTCAGGTTCTAGCATGAGTCCTCCTCACGTTATGCGCTAACGATATCATCGGGATCATCAATGGTCGCGATAACTTCGTCGTCGTTTATTATACGGCACTCTGCATCGTCGCCAAGTTTGAACCTAGCTCCTGCATATCTACCAATTAGCACCCAATCTCCTTTTTCACACCAAGGAGTATCTCCAAATTTGTTTTTGTCTGAATAGCACATAGGCCCCATTTTAACAACGTAGGATACTACTGTTGCTAAGGACTCTCTATCAACTGTTTCTTTAACTAGTTGAATACCACCTTCAGTCACGCCTTTGCCCTTATACGGCAATATAAGAATCCTCCAACCCGTAGGTTGAGGCATACGCTCTAAAAATGATTTATCAAGCAAGGAAGGATCCAATACTCGTTTTGTTGCTTCTGTATAAGCTTTTTCTACTTTTTCAACCGTTTCTGGTTTCTTTTCTTTTTCAATTTTTTCAGCTTTTTGTAGATTTTCTTTCTCTACTGCTTTTGCGATATGTTCAGGAACTATTACCTTGCTCATCGTTTTCTATTACCTTTTTTAGCAATTCTCTAAGTTCAGATTCTAGGTCGGCCAGAGAATTGTAGCGCCCACGTAGATAATGATATTCTTCAACATTCTTAGTGCCATTCATAATAGCTACTTGAATATCTTCTTTTTTTTCGCCAATTCTTTTTTTTAGCTGTTCAGACAGCCAAATAACTGACATTTAATATATGCCAGAAAACTTGCCGCCAAATTCAGCAGCGCCCATTCCTCTTGCTTTCCCTTTCCCCATTCCTGGAGTAGAAGAAGCAGTAGTTTTTTTAGGAGCTTCTGAAACAGCTTTAAATGGCACAGTACCCTTATTAGAGTAACCTTGTTTTCCTTTTAATACTTTTATATTTTTCATAAGTGTACTTTACAGGCCTTTTAAGCCAATATCAATTAATTTTAATTCTTTTTGTTGATCCATTCTATCTCTAGTTGTATCGTCTTTTAACTCAGCTATATCTTTTTGAGCTTTGATTCTTTCTACATCAATTTTATCTTGACGTAGTTTCTCTTCCATACGTAGTTTTTCTTTAGATTCAAACTGTTGTTGATCTTGAGATAACTCTTGTCCTTTTAAAGCAAGCTCTTGTTTTCTTATAGTAACAAGTGGATCTTCTTCTGGAGGAGCAGATACTTGTTGAGCAAACTGTTGCATAAGTTCAGACATAATTGGTGAACTAAACTGAGCCAAAATACCTTGGGCTTGTTGCATCATAGGGCCTGCTTCTTCAGGAGGCATCTGTTGAGATTGTTGTTGCATTTGTTGGTACTGTTGCATAGCTTCTGGAGGCATTTGCTGTTGAGCAATCGCATCAGCTTTTAATTGCAAATGTTGCATAATATGCGAATGTATATTTCCTTGTATCTGAGCATTCATTTGTACAGGAGCCATATTTAATATAGCTACGTGAGTGGCTATATGTGCATCGTGATCTTGTTCTGGGAATGCTTGAGCTGGCCCACCCATCATAAGGCCACTATTTTCCATACCAGACTCCATAGGTTTAGGAGTTGTATCTGGTGGTGGCATTAATAGTGAATCAATATTGTCTGCGCCTAAAGCTGCATACATTCTTTTGTAAGCTTCGTAAGTTCCACCAGGGCCATGTATTTCAGGGTTAGACTGAACTAACTGCATCATTTCTTGAGCCATTACTATTCTTTGGCTAGTTGAAAAAATATCTGGATTACTAACTGGGAAGATATCAACTCTGTCATCAAAGTCTTGTTGTTTAATCTGCATGTTACCGCCTGATACCATGTAAGGATAAACGGGAGGTAGACTGTCTTTAAAGATAGTGGCCAGTAATCTAAACTCTTTCTTTTGACCGTTATGTAATCTTTTGTGGATGGCTGATAATACTTTACTAGATTTCTCCATCAAAGCTAACGTAGTTCCAACGGGTGCTTGGGAATTACCATCACCAATATTAGTATCTGCTATAGAAGCAAATTTTTGACCTGATTGAACTAACAAGCCTAACAAGCTAAGTAAAGTTCCACTAGGCTCTTTAAACGGCAAGGGTTGAATAGCATCTCTAAGTGATCCAGCTGGAGCATCTACATCTCTAAACTCACCTGGTTGTATTGGAGTATCTTCGTCTCTAATTCTAATACCTCTAGTTTTAAAACCAGCAGGTAGATTAGCCAGAGTACCAGCATCAATTAACTGTCTCATAATAGAAGTGGAAGCTTTAGATAAGCCACCTATCATGTGTGTTAAACCAAATCCATAGAAGCCTAAACCTGGTAAGAATTTAAAATGAACAAAGTATTCAGTCTTCTTCTTCATTGGGTCTTCTTCTTTAAAGTTACGTCTAATAGCTAAAATGTTATCGCTGTTAGAATCTATAGTTACTATATAAGGTAACTTAACTCCGCTAGGCTCTCCGTCTTGGCCTATATCCTCAAATCCTTCTAGATCTAAATTACAATGAACTTCGTATAAAACGGATACTTCGCCATCATCATAACTAGGCTCTACGCCTTCTAGTTTTTCTTTTTCTGATTTAATGTCTGAACTTATATTT